CGCAGACCGCCCGGGTGCGGTTGCAGAAGATGAAGGGCGAGGTCGTCGATCGCGCCCGGGCGACCGCGATGGTGTTCGATCTGGCCCGCCGGGAACGCGACGCCTGGCTGAACTGGCCGCCGCGGGTCGCGGCCGACATCGCCGCTGAACTCGGGGCGGAGCCTCATGCCGTGGAACAGGTGCTGATGCGTTACCTGCGCCGTCATCTGGCAGAGATGTCGGAGGTCAAAGTTGAACTTCGCTAGCTTCGAGGGGGCCGAGGATATTGCCGTCGCCTGGGCGCGGGGTCTGGCGCCCGATCCGGCCCAGACCGTGGCCGAATGGGCCGACCGGCACCGCATCCTGTCGTCGCGGGCGGCGTCAGAGGCCGGGCCCTACCGCACCAGCCGGACGCCTTACCTCAAGGCGATCATGGAAGCGCTGTCGCCGAACAACCCGGCCCAGCGTGTGGTCTTCATGAAATCTGCCCAGGTTGGGGCGACCGAGGCCGGGAACAACTGGATCGGCTTCTGCATCCACCGCGCGCCGGGGCCCATCCTGGCGGTGCAGCCAACGACCGATCTGGCCAAGCGCCTCAGCCAGCAGCGGATCGAGCCGCTGATCGAGGAAAGCCCTGATCTGCGTGCCCTCGTTCTGCCCGCTCGGTCGCGCGATGCCGGGAACACGGTTCTTGCGAAGCGCTTTCCCGGCGGCCAGCTGGTGCTGACCGGCGCGAACTCGGCCTTGGGCCTGCGGTCCATGCCTGCGCGCTGGCTCTTTCTGGACGAGGTCGACGCCTATCCGGGCGACCTTGAGGGCGAAGGCGACCCGGTGGCGCTGGCCGAGGCCCGCACCGACAGCTTCGGCCACCGCAAGAAAATCTTCATGGCCTCGACGCCCACGATCAAGGGGCTCAGCCGGATCGAGCGGGAGTTCGAATTGACCGACCAGCGCCGCTATCACGTCCCCTGCCCGCATTGCGGCGGGCTGCAATGGCTGAAGTTCGAACGGCTACGCTGGGAGAAAGGACGGCCGGAGACGGCGGTCTACCTCTGCGAACATTGCGAGGTGCCTATCGCCGAGCGGCACAAGACGTGGATGATGGACGAGGAAAACGGGGCGGACTGGCTGCCGACAGCTGCGCCGGACGTGCAGGCCTCGGCCGAAACCGCGGGCGTGATCGGCTTCCACATCTCGGGGCTTTATTCCCCGCTCGGGTGGCTATCGTGGGAAGAGATCGCCCGGCGCTGGGATCAAGCTCAGGGCAATGACTCGGCCCTGAAGACCGTGAAGAACACCGTTCTCGGGGAAAGCTGGGCAGAACGGGGCGAGGCGCCGGACTGGCAGCGGCTTTATGAACGCCGCGAGGATTGGCAGTTGGGCCGTGCTCCTGCGGGCGTGCTGATCCTGACCGCCGGGATCGACGTTCAGCGCGACCGGATCGAGATCGACGTTTGGGGCTGGGGGCGAAACCTGCGCTCCTGGTTGGTCGATCACGTTGTCCTCGAAGGCGACACCGCACGGGCCGAGGTGTGGAAGGACCTGAACGAATTCCTCGGCCTGACATGGGAACATGCCTCGGGCGCTCGGATGGCGCTGGCGCGGGTGGCAATCGACTCCGGCGACGGCGCCACGACCGACGCGGTCTATGCTTGGGTCCGGCAGGCCGGGCATGGGCAGGTGATCGCCATCAAAGGCGTGGCCGGGTTTGACCGATCGACGCCGGTGGACGGCCCGACCTATGTGGAAACTACCGAGGGCGGCCGGAAGCTGCGCCGGGGCGTCCGGCTATGGAAGGTCGCAGGCGCCGTGTTCAAAGCCGAAACCTATCGCTTCCTGCGCCTGGCCGCGCCTACGGACGAGGAACGAGCCGCCGGGGCCGATTGGCCCGCGGGCTTTGTCCACATCCCGAAAGGCACCACGGCCGAATGGGTGAAGCAGCTGACATCGGAACAGCTCGTTACCCGCAAAACCCGCACCGGCTATCAGAAGCTGGAATGGGAACAGACCCGGGAGCGGAACGAGGCCCTCGATTGCCGGGTCTATGCCCGCGCCGCCGCCTGGCTGATGGGAATCGATCGCTGGGACAACGCGCGCTGGGAAGCGCTGGAAGAACAGATCGGGCCCGCCCGCCCCGTCACCACCCCGGCCGGTCAACCCGACCGGCCACAACCGCGATCTGCCCCGAAGCGGCCAACAGGCTGGCTCGGGCCCCGACGTGGAAAATGGCTCTGATGTCAGATCAGGGCTTCGTAAGCCTGAAGCTCGGCCGCAGTGCCGACAAGCCCCGTCCGGGTCAGGTTCGAGAGATACTCGGTCGCCGTCAGCGGGTTCTTCTTCAGGCGCAATCGGACCTTCCGCACGGCCGACAGGAAAGCACCCGGCGCCAGGTTCATCTGATTGAGGAGGAATTCGTCGGGGTGCTGCGTCTCGATCCCGAAAGGCGCCAAAGCCGCGGCCGGAAAGTCGCGGAGGTTCTGGGTCACGATACAATCGCAGCGCCCCACGATCGCCGCCGCCAGAACATGCCGGTCGTCGGGATCGGGCAGCGTCAGCGACGGGATCAGGCCCTCATACCCGGTCACAAGGCAATCGCGGGTGGCCTGATCCATCAGGTCGCGTGTCCGTTCCAGCTTGGCACGGTCACGATGCGGCTCGTTGCGCAGCAGGGCCTCGATCCACTCGCGGTGGATGTCGGCGGTCCATCTGCCGCGAAAGATGTCCATCGCGGCGAGTTGCAGCAGCAGATCGCGGATCGGCGCCGGGTAAAGCACATTGGCGTCGAGAAGGGCCGTGTACTGCGTCATGGGCGTTGGTAGCCATAATCCTCGTCCTCGGCCTCGTCGACCAGCCGGTCGAGAACGCCGTCGCGCTCCTGATCGATCTGGGCCTTGTAGGCCATCACATCCTCCATGCGGATGCGGCGATGGGTGCCCACCTTGCGGTGCTTGATCACGTTCTCTTCGAGAAGTCGGATCAGGAACGGCCGGGAAACGTTCAGAACTTCGGCCGCCTGAACGGTCGTGAGCTCTGCATTCTCCGGGATCAGCGTGACCCCGCGGCCAGCGGCCATCGCATCGAGAATATCGAGGAGCATGGCGACCGCCCCGGCCGGAAGTTCGATCGGCGCTTCCTGCTGGCCGTCGGTCACGCGCAGCGTGAGGGGCTGATCCGCGGCTTCGAACCGCGAGAGGGATTGTCGCGTGGCCCTGGCGATCGCGGCGTCGCGCGCCGATGGGGGAAGCTGCCTGTGTGCGTGCATGTTCATGTTTGCGGCCCTCCAACCGTCGTCGTTCAAACGACATAAGTGCATCAAGTGCAATAAATGCAACAGCAAATCGTGCCCGATCCCTGAAAGGTGAGCAAATGTCGTGGACAGAAGGTGAACTTGAGGCCCTACGCCGCGCCTATGCTGCCGGGGCGCTGGTGGTAGAATACGATGGGCGGCGGCTGACCTATGGCAATGCCGCCGATCTTCTGGCCCGCATCCGCTTCATTGAAGGGCAGATGGCGTCTGGCGCGGGGAACTCCCGCCCTGTCGCGGGCAAAGCCAGCTTCAGCCGGGGCCGCACATGAAACCAACCCCGCCCGATGTGCCCTGGGGCGTGATCGACCGGATTGTGGCCACCGTCGCGCCCCGCACGGCGGCCCGGCGCTATGCGGCCCGGGTGGCGATCGCCAATCTGCGGCGGGGCTATGATGCCGCCGCCCGCGGGCGTGGCACGGATGGCTGGCGCGCTGGCAGCACCGCCGCTGATGCGGAAATCGCCGTTGCGGGCGGCGCTCTGCGCGACCGGATGCGCGATCTCGTCCGCAATGATCCCCTCGCGGCCAAGGCAGTGCAGGTGCTGGTGTCGAACATCGTCGGCACCGGCATTCGCCCCCGGGCCGCCGCGGCCGACCCCGCGCTGAACAAGGCCGCCGATGATCTTTGGAAGCGCTGGGCGCCGCGGGCCGATGCCGATGGCCACACCGATTTCCACGGCCTGACCGCCTTGGCAGTGCGGGAAATGATCGAAGGCGGCGAGGTCTTTGCCCTGCGCCGTCGCCGCCGGGCCAGTGACCGCCTTGCCGCGCCAGTGCAGACCCAACTCAACGAGGCCGATCACCTTGACGGCGCCAAGTTCGACAACCGGCCGGATGGCGGGCGGATCGTCCAGGGCATCGAATACGACGCACTGGGCCGCCGCCGGGGCTACTGGATGTTCCCCGATCACCCGGGCGACGCGATGCCGGTCTTTGGCCGCCGGTTCGAATCGCTCCGGGTTGGTGCGGAGGGCGTGGCCCATCTCTTCGAACGCCAACGCGTGCAGAACCGTGGTGTGCCCTGGGGCGTGCCTGCGATGCGCGCCTTGCGCGAGTTGGGCGACTGGCAGACGGCTGAGCTGGTCCGCAAAAAGATCGAGGCCTCGATGGTGGGCTTCGTCTTCGGCGCCGATGAAGATCAGCAGTCGATGGCGCCGGTGGTGCAGGATGCCGATGGCAACCGGATCGAGCAGTTCGAACCCGGCCTGATCGGCTATGTGCGCAACGGCAAGGACATCAAGTTCAACACGCCTGCGTCTACCTCGGGCATCTACGAATGGAACCGGGTGCAGCAGCACATCATCTCGGCCGGGTTCCGGGTGCCTTACGAGCTGATGACCGGCGATCTCAGTCAGGTCAACTTCGCCTCCTCGCGGGTCGGCCTGCACGAGTTCCGCCGCATGGTCGAGGCCGTGCAATGGCAAGTGGTGATCCCGATGTTCTGCCAGCGCCTCTGGGATTGGGTGATGGAGGCCGCCTGGACGGCCGGTGCCCTGCCGCAACCGGAGATCGCCGTCGAATGGGCGCCACCCCGGTTCGAAAGCGTGAACCCACTTCAGGACGTGACCGCCGATCTGATGGAGGTTCGCGCCGGGTTCTCGACCCCCGCCCAGCAGATCGCCCGGCGCGGCTATGACCCGCGCGAAGTCGTCGAGGAATGGCAGAAATACGCTGCCCTCTTCGATCAGCTGGGCCTGATCTTCGATGCCGATCCCCGCCGCGTCAGCCGAGCGGGTCTCGCGCAAGGCGTGGACGCAGGCGGCAGTCCGCCCCCCGACGAAAGGTAATCCCATGCCCCCGGAAACCCTGAACCTCCCGCTGATCACGCGGGAGGCCTCGCTGCGGCTTGTTCGCGGTGAAGGCGACGACATGACGATCGATGTGATCTGGACCACCGGCGCCACGGTGCAGCGGCGGCGCTATGAGGGCTGCGATGATGTCGTCGAATATGACGAAGAACTGGTCGTCACGCCCGGCGCCGTGCGGATGGACCGCCTGAACGCTGGCGCGCCGTTCCTGGACTCGCACCGGTCCTGGGGCCTCGAGTCCGTCGTGGGCGCTGTTCTTCCCGGCACGGCCAGGATCGAGGGCGGTCAAGGCTTTGCCCGGGTGCGCCTGACCTCGGCGCCGGATGCCGCGCCAATCGTGCAGCGGATCATGGATGGCACGGTCTCGGCCGTCTCCGTCGGCTACCGGGTCCACCGCTACGACATCACAAAAGCCCAAGGCCAGCGCGAGCTGTGGCGCGCGGTCGACTGGGAGCCGATGGAAATCTCCGCCGTCGCCATGCCCGCCGATCCCGGCGCGCATATCCGAGGCGCCGATGCAGCGACCGGCGCCACCCGCTCTGAAACTTTGAACCCCTGCCTCCTCACCCGGGCCGATGCGCCCGCCCCTTCCCCGAACCAGACGAGGACCACCATGCCCGACACCCAGATCCCCGAAACGGACCCGCCCGTGGAAACCCGCGCGGCTCCCGTCACGCCGCCCGCGGCCGAGCCCAGCCCTGATGCCATTCGCACGGAGGCAAACCGCGCCGCGGCCGAGGTACTGGCGCTCTGCGAACGCCACGCACTCGGCGCAGGCTTTGCCGCCGACATGATCCGTCGCGGCCTTTCGCTCGACGCCGCCCGGGCGGCGATCCTCGACAAGCTTGCCGAAGCCGATGCACCGGCGGCCAGGGGATCGGAGCCTGTCGCAGCCACCGCCCGCGGCACCGGCGCGGCCGATGCAGCCTACCGCGACGCCATGTCCGAGGCCCTCCTGCACCGCCACAACCCCGGCCGGGCCCAGTTGACCGATCGAGCCCGCGAGTTCCGCGGCCTGACCCTCCTCGAACTGGCCCGCCACGCCCTTGATCGCCGCGGCATTGCAACCCGCGGCCTCTCCAAGATGGAACTCGCCACCGAAGCCCTGATCGGCCGCTCCGGCCTGCATTCGACCAGCGACTTTCCCCTGATCCTGGCCAATGTCGCCAACAAGACCCTGCGCGCGGCCTACGATACGACGCCCCGCACCTTCACCGCCTGGGCTCGGCAGGCCGTGATCACCGACTTCAAGCCGGTGGCCCGCAATCAGCTTGGCGGTGCGCCGGACCTGTTGCGTGTGCCGGAATCGGGCGAGTTCACCTATGGCTCCATCGGTGAAAGCCGCGAGGTCTATGCGCTGGTGACCTATGGCCGGATCGTCGGCATCACGCGGCAGACCCTGATCAACGACGACCTCGACGCCTTCACCCGCATCCCGTCGGCCTTCGGGGCGGCCGCGGCCGATCTGGAAAGCGATCTCGTCTATTCGATCTTCTCGACCAATCCCAACATGGCCGACGGCAACCCGCTCTTCCATGCCTCGCACGCCAACCTCGGCACCGCGGGCGCCATCTCCGAAACCACCCTCGCCGAGGCCTATCGTCTCTTTGGCAACCAGCGGGGCCTTGAAGGCCGCCAGATCAGCGTTCTGCCGCGCTACATCATCACCCCGCCAGGCGTGCGGTCGGTTGAGGCGCGCAAAAACGTCACCGCCACCACCCCGAATGCGGTCGCCGGGGTCAATGCCTTCGCCAACCGCCTGGAACCGATCGAGGAGGCCCGCCTGATCCCCGCCGCAGGGCCCGACCCTTGGTTCCTGGCCGCCGATCCCTCGCGGATCGACACGATCGAGTTCGCCTATCTCGAGGGCCAGCAAGGCGTCTACACCGAGACCCGTTCGGGCTTCGAGGTGGACGGGATCGAAATCAAGGCCCGCCACGACTTCGCCGCCAAGGCCATCGACTGGCGCGGCCTCTTCCGCAACGCGGGCGTCTGACCCCCATCTCTGAAGGAGAACCCCGATGAAAAACTTCATCGCCAATGGCGAAACCATCAACATCACCGCCGCCGCCGTCATCGCCTCCGGCCAGGGCGTGCTGGTCGGCAGCATCTTCGGCGTGGCCGAGGGGGCCGCGGCGATCGGCGAAACCGCCGTGATCCGGCTGGTGGGCGTGTTCTCGCTGCCGAAAGCCCCCTCGCAGGCCTGGACGGTCGGCCAGACGATCTACTGGGATACGGCGGCCAGCCGGACGACCAACGTCCTGACCGGCAACACCCGGATCGGCATCGCGACTCAAGCCGTGGCGGGCGGTGCGGGCGACACGACCGGCATCGTGCGCCTGAACGGGGGCGCGACCTGAGATGTCGGCCTTCTCGAACGCCACGGCTGCCCTCTTGCGCGATCCGAACCTTGCACAGGATGCGCTCTGGCGATCCGGTGGGGCCGGGTCGCCGGTCACCGTCCGCGTCATGCTGCGGCGGCCGGATGCGGTGACGGGCTTTGGCGAGGGCCGGTTTGTCACCGACAGCGTAATGATCGATGTCGAATGCGCCTCGCTGGGTGCCCTTGCCCCGGGCGACACGTTCGAGATCAGCGGCGTGATCTATGAGGTCCGGGGCGAACCCCTCCGCGATGCCCTGCGCCACGTCTGGAAGGCAGAGGCGCGCGAGGCATGAAGATCAGCGCCAGCATCGACGGCGATCTGAACGCGATCGCGACCGAGATCCTCGAAGAGGCCGAGGCCGCCGTGACCCGCGGCGTCTTCGCCGCTGGTCGGAGCCTGCGCGCCGACTGGCGGGGGCAGGTTCGGACTTCCGGGCTTGGCACCCGCCTCGCCAACTCCGTCCGGCAGGCCGACTTTCCGCGATCGGGCACGTCCCTTCGCGCCGCCAGCCTCGTCTGGACCAAGGCGCCCAACATCCTGCACGCCTTCGACGGCGGCGTGCTGATCCGCGGCAAGGACGGCCTCTGGCTTGCCATCCCCCTGCCCGCCGCAGGACTCACCGGCCTCGGCCGCCAGCGCATCACGCACTGGCGCTGGGAACAACGCACCGGCATGCGCCTGCGCTTCGTCTATCGCCGTAACGGGCCGAGCCTGTTGGTGGCAGATGATGCGCGGCTCAACAGCTGGGGGCTGGCCGCGGTCAAGGGCGGCCGTCGGCGGCGGGATGGGGTGTTGACCGGGGCGCAAACCGTGCCGGTGTTCCTGCTGCTGCGGCAGGTGAAGATGCCGAAGAAGCTGGACCTCGATGGGTTGGCGCAGGATGCAACGGTCCGACTGCCGGGGGCGATCTTGGGGGCGTGGAAGGGGTGAGAACCTGCCGCCACAGAACAGCCAGAATACTGAAGTAAGATGAGCGAATTGAAGAGGAATCAGGCGCTTGGGTTACGGAATGGACAGTATCAATTGGGACGACCGCGCCTTCTATGATGACGGTGAGTGGGTGACTTGGTCGGAGATCGACGAACACCTCCGCCAAAAGGAATGGGATGCCAAGTACCCAAATGGTGACCGTTCGATGATCCCCTACTTCGACGATCTGATCTCTCTGGCTGAGCAGTATCACCTTGAGACCGGTCGGCACCTTAACCTCTATGGCGATATCGGCGAACTCTTCGGCGCCATGACCTATGGAATCAAGCTGAACAAGAATTACGCCCAAGGCGCCGATGGCAGGCTCGGCAACGACCATGTGGAAATCAAGACGATCACGCCGTTCAAGCGAAAGGACGAGGTTGTAATCGATCTTTCAGGCAACTTCAGCAAACTGCTGGTCGTGAAGATCAACGAGGAATTTGAGGTTTCGGGTCGCATGATCGACCGGAAGGACATCCCCGGCCGCAAGGGCCGATACCTTCGAGTCAAATGGTCCGACTTGCCGACGGCTAGCTGAGATTATCGCTTCCGTTGGACGCACCCTTCACATCGGGCGTCGGGTTCCCATCCGACCTTGCCGCCAAGAGTTCTGCCTGAAGCCGACCAGCCTCGGCCCGAATGCGGGCAAGACGTGCCGGATCAAGCTCGGCGAGTTTGTCGTGGAGAGTTTTCGGCATGGAAACGTGCCTTCGCCCGGACTTCGATCTGACATTCGGATGATAACCCGCTGGTCCGTTCAGGAACAGCCTCGACGCCGGAATCCCAATCCATGCCCACCCAATCCACGGCCGAGCGCCTGCTCGCGTCGCTCCATAGCCTTTTGTCCGGCGCGATGCCGCCGGGCGCCAAGGTGCTGCGCAATGCGATCCTGCCCGAGAAGGTGCCTACGGCCGGGGTGGTGATCCTGCGCGATGGCGATCCGGGGCCGCCAGAAGTATGGCTCTCTCCGCCGGGCTACTACTATGAACACCGCGCCGAGATCGAAGTGGTGGTCGACGGCACCCCGGCCGCCCGGGACGCTGCTTTCGACGCCCTTCGCCTGGCGATCGGCACAGCGCTGGCCGCCGACCGGACGCTGGGCGGGCTTTGCGACTACATCACGCCCGAGGCACCGGAACCGGTGCTGCTGGCGATCGACGGCAATGAGGGTCTGAAGGCAGCGGTGATCCCGGTGATCCTCGCCTACGCCACCACCGACCCGCTACTCTGACCAACCCCCGAAAGGACTGATCCATGGCCCGCCAGCCCGGCGCGCGGACGCAAGTCGCGTTCGCCTTCGAATCCGTTTACGGCACGCCGCCCGCCAGCGGCTATCGCCGGATGCCCTTTGCCACGACCACGCTTGGCTCCGAACAGGGGCTGCTTTCGCCCGAGCTTCTGGGCTACGGCCGTGACCCGCAGGCGCCGATCCGCGATGCGGTGAATGTCGATGGCGATGTCGTCATTCCGATGGATGCCGAGAGCCTGGGCTTTTGGCTGAAGGCGATCTTCGGCCAGCCCACGACGACCGGCACGACGCCGCGAACCCATACCTTCCAGTCGGGCGGCTTCACCCTGCCCAGCATGGCGATCGAGACGCAGATGCCGGATGTGCCGCGGTTCGCGATGTATTCGGGCCTCGTCGCCGATCGCATCCAGTGGCAATCGCAGCGCTCGGGTCTGCTGACGGCGACCGTCGGCCTAGAGCGTGTTGCGCTCAATTGGTTTCGTATCCGGCGGCCTTGAAGAAGTTGTAGCACTCCTCTTCGGTGAAGAGGTCGCAGACGTGGCCGACGGCCCGCCAGAGGTCATCGTAGGTTCGTGCGGCGGCGCGGCGGATCAGGGCCTTGAGCTTGCTGAAGGCCATCTCGATCGGGTTCAGGTCGGGGCTGTAGGCCGGCAGGAACAGGAACCACGCGCCAGCCGCCCTCATGGCGGCTGCGGCTGTGGGGCTGTGGTGGGCGGCCAGGTTGTCGAGGATGATCACGTCGCCCGGCTGCAGGGTCGGGACGAGCTGGGTCTCGACGTAGAGGTCGAACAGCGCGCGGTTCATGGCGCCGCAGGTCACCCAGGGCGCGTCCAGCCGGTCGTGGCGCAGGGCGGCGATGAAGGTCTGGGTGGTCCAGTGACCGAACGGGGCGTGGTCGATCAGCCGTGCGCCTCTGCGCGACCAGCCGGTGGTCCTGGCCATGTTGGTCTTGAGCGCGGTTTCGTCGATGAAACCGAGCCTTGGCAACAGGTTGCGCATGAAGGGCTGGCGCCGCGTGATCCAGATGTGGCGCGCGTGACGGACGTCAGGCCGCTTCTGCTCGACGGCGCGCAGGGCTTTTTTTGTGTGTCAGGCCGAGGCTGCGGAGGAACCGCCAGACCGAGACGCGATGGATCGCGATG